GCGTACAAATCGCCATTGCGTCTATTCTTGGCATCGAGCCTGGCTCATATTCGCATCATGTCGGGTCGTTACATATTTACGAAGAAAACTACGATGCTGCAGCCGCGCTTCGCAAAACAAACAATATTGCTGAGGTTCCTTCAATTACTGGAAGAACATGGCGCGAGGTTGAGTCATCTGCGCTTATCGCACTGCAAGCAACGTCAGACGGTAAGCTGTTGAACAGACTTTCTCCTAACGAGCGTTGGTACGCAGAAGCAATGCTTAAGGCCATTGAAAAGAACAGAGGCAATAATGTCAAACGATAGAGAATACTCATCGCCGATGAAAGATGCGGCTATCAGCATGCACGAGCTGTACACAACCCTAAAAGAGGCTGGCTTCTCGCGCAAGGACGCCATCGAGTTGTTGGCAAGAATTATGGCTGGAACTATCAACGAAGCACTGAACAACCAAAAGAATGATGACAATGACTGACTCTCGTCCGTCCTGGGACGAAGTCTGGCTTGCTGTAGCTGAAACTGTTTCAAAGCGTTCACGATGCTCGCGTGCTCAGATGGGCGCTGCTATTGTTTCGCACGACCAACACATTGTTGCAACCGGGTACAACGGTCCAGCGGCAACTTGGCCAGAGTCAGGTGAATGTATGAATTGGTGTGACAGAGCCAAAGGGACTGCTCCACTTGACAATATTTACGATGCATGCCCCGCAATTCACGCCGAGGCTAATGCGCTTATGTATGTTGATCGGTCAAGAAGCCAGGGCGGTACAATGTACATTACTGCGCCACCGTGCACGCAGTGCGCCAAACTTATTTCTAATTCTGGAATTACCAGAGTAGTCTGCCGTTGGAGAAAACAAGACAGTCACCGCGACCCTGCGATGGTGCTTGAGTATCTAGAAAAATGTATGATTGAATTGACTGTTATTAAGGATCCAGATGTCAACTGACAACTTGCAAGGCGTGCAGCTTCATTTAGTAGACAGTGTTGAACGCGCGGCTGATTTCTTGGCTTGGCTGAGCGAGCGTAGACCGCATAACGCTCTGTCAGTTGACACAGAAACAGGCGAACTTCCTGGTAATCCCCGTGATCACGCGTTCTCGCCGTGGCACGGACAGCTTCGTCTTGTGCAAGTTGGCGACGGAATGCAGGGTTGGTCAATACCATGGGGCGAATGGTCAGGCGTTTTCTACGAAGCAATGGACAAGTTTGATGGCCCAATAATCTGTCACAACATTGCGTTTGAAGCACGTTGGTTTGACGTTCAGTCTCGGTGGCAGTTGCCGTGGCATCGTGCACATGACACGATGATTATGGCGCACGTCATTGATCCACTTGGCGCAGGCGCGCTTAAGCGACTAGCCGCGCTTCATGTTGACGGTCGTGCAGTGGCTTTGCAGGAAACTCTCGATGCTGAACTTGCAAAGAACGGTTGGACATGGGGAACTGTTCCAACAAACTTTCAACCATATTGGTCGTACGGCGCGCTCGACTGCGTGTTGACCACACGGCTTTGGGAAAAGTTCTACGAGCAGTGCGGACCAGACGGTCCATATAGAAAGCCATACGAACTTGAGATGGCAACACGTCGCATTGTCACGCGCATGGAGTTGAACGGTGCGCGAGTTGATCTTGATTACTCAAAGCGAAAATTCAGCGAACTTACAGACTACAGCGACTTGGTAAAAGACTGGGCAAAGAAAACGTATAACGGAGTATCAATAACAAGTAACCAGCAACTTGTCCGTCTGTTTGAAAGCATCGGTGCCGAGATTACCGAATACACTCCTACTGGCCAAAAGTCTTGCACAAAGGATCAGCTTAAAATGCTTATCCGTGACGGCAATGACGAAGTAAAGCAGCTCGCGGACTCAGTGCTTAAGCAGCGCAAAGCAGATAAACTTGCCAATACATACTTTTCTAATTTCATAAATGGAAACATAAACGGACTTGTGCACCCGTCAGTGCGAACTCTCGGCGCACGAACGAGCCGAATGTCAATCACGAATCCAGCGCTTCAGACACTGCCTAAGGGCGACGATGTCGTGCGCCGTGCATTCATACCCAAAGACGAGAATCATGTCATTGTCACGTCAGACCTTGACCAAGTTGAGTTCCGCATGTTCGCAAGTCTTGCAGATGACCCAAACTTGACTGCAATGTTTAACATCGCAGACTCAACCGGGTCAGATCCGTTTACTGAAATTGGCCGCGAGGTCTACGCAGATCCAACAATGCAAAAGTCTGATAAGCGCCGTAACCTCATCAAGAGCATGGTTTATGGTCGTTTGTACGGCGCAGGTGTCGCTAAGCAGGCGCTCACAGCAGGAGTTCATGAAGTACAGATGAAATCAGTATCAGATGCGTTTGATGCCAGATTTCCTGGAATGACCCACTTCCAACGAAGCATTGAAGATGTTGGCATGCGTAGATTTAAAGCTGAAGGTCAAGGCTACGTGTACACTTGGACTGGTCGCAGGCTTCCATGTGACGACAACCGCGTGTATACTTTGGTCAACTATCTGATCCAAGGTGGCGCGGCAGAAGTGTTTAAGAGTAATCTTGTAAAGCTTGACCAGGCGGATCTTACTGAGCTACTTATCGTTCCAGTGCATGACGAAATAGTGCTCAATGCTCCACGAGAAAGTGCTGAAGAGATCAAGCAACTTGTTCGCAAGTGCATGACAACAACCGAAGGCTGGAACGTGCCGCTTACTGCTGACGTTGATGGTCCACTAGAAAGCTGGGGAGATAAATACCGATGACAGGCCGACTTATTCTTGCAGTAGATCCTGGCAAAGCAACTGGAATATGCTTATTTTTGTACGAAAACGGAGAACCAGAACTACTCTGGTCTGGTGAGTATCAAGCAGATGAGTTTGCTTGGGTCATTAGGTCAGCGATTGCCCATGCACAGATGAGAGAGACATCACTTGAGGTAGCTTGTGAGCGTTTTACTATCACAGCGCAAACAGCAAAGAACTCGCAGGCCCCGTACTCACTTGAGCAAATTGGAGTTCTAAAGCACCTCATACGAGAAAGCAATGGAGTTGCAAGCGAGTTAGTGTTTCAAGCACCAGTAGATGCAAAAAGGTTGTTTCCAAACGAAGCGATAAAGAAGCTCGGGTATTGGCACAAAGGTGGAGAAGGCCACGCTTTAGACGCCATTCGTCATGGTCTTCTGTATCTTGCAAAGCATGGCTGGACGCCAAAAAGACTACTTCAATAGATACTAAGAAAAAAATTTGCAAAACTGCACGTTTTTTGTCTTAGTATATGATACAGTGACACATACCAAATGACGAGGAGTATTAGTGCCAGTAAATGTTGATCTCAACCCAACGGGTGAGTACATCCGTATTGAGACAGAGTGGCGTTTCAAAGAGCTATGCAAAAGCATACCTGGAGCGACATGGAATGCAGGCGATCAAGCGTGGAGAGTTCCACTTGGTTGGTCGTCATGTCTCGCGCTTCGTTCAGTATTTAAGAACGAGCTTGCAATTGGACCAGCGTTGTCCGCGTGGGCAGCAAACGAGCTTGCCACGAGAGTAACACCAGCAAATGACCTACGCGATCTTGACACGTACGACGGTGATGAAGCGTTGTTTCCTCACCAGCGAGCCGGTGTTGCTTTCTTATCAACAGCACGACGTGCGCTACTTGCAGACGAGCCTGGTCTAGGAAAGACAGCACAGGCTATTCGTGCGCTTAAGCAGCTTAATGAAACAGGTGGTGGTTCACTGCCAGCGTTGATTGTTTGCCCAAACACGCTTAAGAAAAACTGGAAGCGTGAGTTTGCAAGGTGGTGGCCAGAAGCCAGCGTTCAAATTATTCGCGGATCTGCAGGCCAACGACGCAAGCAATTTGAAGTAGAAGCCGACGTGTATGTCATTAACTGGGAGTCACTGCGCTCGCACTCGCGTCTTGCGCCTTACGGATCAGTGGCGCTTGCTCGATGCACAGAGTGCGGAGGTCACGACGAAAAAGTTACAGAAAATCGCTGCGAAGTTCACTTGCGCGAACTAAATGGTATTGATTTTAAGGCCGTGGTTGCTGACGAAATTCACAGATCAAAAGATCCAAAGTCAAAGCAAACACGTGCGTTGTGGGCAGCAACAGGCGACGCAGATGTTCGCTTTGCGCTTACTGGAACTCCAATAGCCAACAACGTCTTGGATCTGTGGCCAATTCTTCACTGGCTGTCACCAAGTGAGTGGCCAAGCAAGACTAGGTGGATTGATCGCATGGTTGACACGATGATGAATGCATTCGGCGGAATGATTGTGATTGGTGTAAAGCCTAATATGACAGATGAGTTTTACGCGGCGATAAATCCACGAATGCGCCGAATGCTTAAGGCACGAGTATTGCCGTGGCTTCCACCCGTACTCAAGGAGCGCCGCGACATTGAGATGTCGGCAAAGCAAAAGAAAGCGTACGAACAAATGCGCGAGCTTATGATTGCCGAACTTGAAGGCGGTGAGGCTGTAGTTGCGCCAAGTCCGCTTACGCAAACGACACGTTTGCTGCAATTTGCAAGTTCGTACGCTGAAATGACTTTTGATGAAATAACAGGCGAAAGCAGAGTAAAGCTTATTGGTCCATCGTGTAAAGTTGATGCGCTTATGGACGACATCGCAAATGGCGACTTTGGCGATGATTCAGTTGCAGTATGCGCAGTGTCGCGCCAGCTTATTGAGCTACTCAGTGAGGAAATGACCAAGGCGAAGATCCCGCACGGTCTTATCACTGGCGCGCAGGACGAAGATGAGCGCCAGCAAGCAGTTGATGATTTCCAGTCTGGAAAGATCAAATGGGTGCTATTTACAGCACAGGCAGGCGGCGTCGGTATTACTCTTACGGCGGCACGCAGACTTGTAATGCTTCAGCGTCCGTGGTCACTCGTTGATCACAAGCAAGCCATGGATCGTGTTCACCGTATTGGTAGTGAAATACACGACTCAATTGTCATTATGGACTACGTCACAGAAGGAACAATTGAAGAGCGCGTAATTGATGTTCTAGATACAAAAGCCGATAATTTTGAGCAGATTGTGCGCGACAAGACACAACTTCTTAAAATCCTAAAAGATGAGAAAGCGAGTTAAGCATGTCATTTGATGCACCAGCAATGCCAGTGGTTGTTACACCACGGCCGATAAAGATCTCTAACTCAGAGATTCAGACGTTTAAGGACTGCCGTCGTAAGTGGTGGCTAACCTACTACAGACGACTTCAACCAAAAACACAGAACATGACTGGCGCACTTGCGCTTGGAACACGAATTCACGGTGCTCTTGATGCTCACTACGGCCTCGGTGTCCCACTTCTTGAGGCGCACGCTGAGCTCGTCAAGATAGATAAGCAAATTCTTATTGACAGCTACCGAGACACAGTTGACTTGGATAGTGAAGCTGAGCTTGGTCGTATCATGCTCGAAGGATACCTTCAGTGGGTAGAAGAGAACGGAGTTGACGCCGAGCTTGAGATGATTTCAACTGAAGAAATTATCTCGATGCCGATGTTTGACGGCGAGGTTGAGCTTCAAGGAAAGCTTGACATGCGAGTTCGCCGCAAAGGCGACGGCGTGCGTATGTTCCGCGACTTCAAAACTGTTGGCGGCTCGTTTGCAGAGTTTGCAAGTCTTGCTCACATGAATGAGCAGATCCTTACATACATGCTTCTCGAGGACCATCAAAACAAAGAACTTGGCAAGAACGCTGGCGAGCGAAGCGAAGGTGGCATCTTTACGATGCTTAAGAAAGTAAAGCGCACTGCAAATGCAAAGCCTCCGTTCTACGAGCAAATGGAAGTCAGACATAATCAATTTGCACTTCGTGCGTTTGCGTCACGTATTCATGGCACCATCAAGGATATGCTGGCCGTCAGAGGCGCGCTTGACGAAGGACAAGATCATTACGGAGTTGTTTATCCACGGCCAAGCCGAGATTGCAAGTGGAAATGTCAGTTCTTTGCGATTTGCCCACTGTTTGACGACGGAAGCGCCGCCGAACATGCAATAAGCGAGATGTACGCGGTCGCCGACCCGTATGGTTACTACAAGACAGAAGAGAAGAAAGGAAACGAATAATGGGAGAAGTACAACGCTCATTGACCATCATGGTCTACGGCGAGTCAAAGGTTGGTAAATCATCATTTGCGGTCACTGCACCATACCCACGGCTTATGCTTGACGTTGAAGGAGGACATCGGTTCTTGCCTATCAATGTTAAGTATTGGGATCCACTGCGTGAGGAGCCGCCTGTTGCCGATGGCACATGGGACACCTGCGTTGTGAACGTCACTGAGTACGACACAGTGCTCAAGGCATACCAATGGTTGCAACTTGGTAGGCATCAGTTCAAGTCGTTGATCATTGACTCTGTATCTGAACTTCAGGTTAAGTGCATGGATAACATCGCCGGCACTAACCAGATGCAGATGCAACAGTGGGGCGAGTTGCTTCGTCACATGGGCGCGCTTTTGCGAGACCTGCGTGACTTGACAATGCACCCAACGGCACCGCTTGAAGCAGTAGTTCTTACTGCGATGGCTCGTCAGGATAAAGACGGTCGTTACCGTCCGTACCTGCAAGGTCAACTTGCAATTCAAGCACCATACTTCTACGACATCCTCGGCGCAATTACCGTTGAGGACGTGTTCCCTGGTGACCCTACTCAGGCACCGTACAAGGCACGTCGTATGTACGTTGAGCGCACAAACCAGTATGAAGCTGGCGAGCGCGTTCAAGGCAGGCTCGGCAAGGTTGTCGAGCAAGAAAATCTCGGTATTGAGCGAATGCTCGACATCGTGTTCGGACAGCGTCCGCAAGAAACATCCAAATAACAACAACAAAGAAAGCATAGGTAATAACTATGAGTACCCTCAATTGGGGCGACCTAATCAAAGAAGCAGGCGATACCGCTGGTGGGTTTGATCCACTACCGGATGGCGACTACGATCTTCAAATCGTTGAAGCCACAGCTGCTGTTTCGCAATCAGGAAAGACAATGTTCAAAGTCAAGGCACAGGTCCAGACTGGTGCGCACGCAAAGCGTCTTGTCTGGGACAACCTTGTTGTTTCAACTGACAACCCAACAGCACTCGGAATCTTCTTCCGTAAGATGAACGCACTTGGTCTCGGCCGTGAGTTCTTCGCAACAAGCCCAACCAACGCGCAAATTGAAGCTGCAATGAAGAGCAAGTTCTTCCGTGCACAAGTCGGTTCACGCACTTGGCAAGGTCAGAAGAAGAATGAAATCAAGGCGTACTACACTGTAGCTAATGCTGCATCTGCAGTACCTACTGTTGCAGCTGCTCCAGCGCCCGCTCCAGCACCTGCTCCTGCTCCAGCACCGGCACCGGCCCCTGCTCCTGCACCAGCGGCAGCGGCTCCTGCTCCACAGGAAGCAGCACCTGCTCCAGCGACGGACACTCCGCCGCCAGCACCGTTCTGATCTAGTCAGAACATATTGTTCATAGGCGGGCGTGTCTGTCGCAAGATAGGCACGCCCTCTATGATTGAATCGTGATATCATTTACACACGACTAACACAACGGAGAGATTTATGCGCGTAGCAATTCTTGAACCAGAGCCAGGGGTAAAAGGACCAACAGCCTGGGCATTTCGCTTACGATATGGTTTTCAACAACTCGGACATGAGTGCGATGTTGTTTCGTTTACAAAGAGTGGAAAGACCCGAGCATCTTGGGGAAAGCCACAACCAGGTGGCCGATGGTGGAGTGAAGCGCCAGATGTTGTTGTAAAGACAGCGCATCTTGTTGAGACGCTTGACACCTATGACATGATTGTGCTTCCTGAAATTAAGGTGCCATTGCACGACAAAACAGCAATCAAAGAATCCGCGAAGACTGGCCAGCCAGTGCTTCCAGAATACGTTGATGCATTGCGCAGAACAAAGACAAAGTGGACTACGTCACTTCATGGATCGTTTTATCCAGAAAAAGACATTCCATTCGTGCCGCAGCTTCTTGAGTCGCCGTCACGAGGCGCAAAACTCGTCACGATGAGCGATGACTCTGCTCGAGATAGCAATGAGCTTTTTAAGTCAATGGACTGGATCAAAGGCTGCATGCCATACATTCCAAAGTTTGACATTGACGCGCCGATAACAAATGACTGGACTGTTGGCACCTCTGGGCGCTTCATATACAACAAGGGACAGCCAGTTGTTGCATTGGCCGGCGCACAGCTTCCAGAGCACGTCACTGTTGAAATCTGGGGATCGTGTTCAGTAGGGCTTGGTCCATCGCCAACATACATTGTCTACGAGCAACTTCGTGACCACTTTGGAGCGCAGACAAAACGCTATGCTCAGCGTGTTGATCCAACAAAGGGCGCTGATGGAAACATCATCACGCCTTACCCGTGGGACGCACGAATTCCTGGACACGCGCTAGTTCGCTATCTTGGAAACTACATGGACTCAGCAGCTATTGCATCAAGGTTCCGTGTTCACATGAACCTTACTGCGCACAATTTTGCACGAGGACTTGTTGAGTATTCGTCGCTCGAGGCAGCAGACGCTGGTGCAATGTGCATTGTCCCAGGTCACTTATCTGATCCACAGTTCAGAATGCTTGTTCTTGACTGGTACAAAGGATCGCCAACGCAATCACGATTGGTTAAAGAAGACGGCCTTGAGATTATTCGCAAGTGCAAAGAAGCGTTTGAACAATGTCTTGAGATTTCAGATGCTGATCGCTTTAGTATCGCAAAGCACAACCGCGAAGTACTTAGGACACGAAATGATCCACGCAAGAGTGCAGAGATATTGATTGAAAGCGCTTTCTCGTGAGGGGTCTATCTGGCGCCATTGTCATTGATAATGGCGATGGCACTGTTACCAAGTCAGGTGGAATTCCAGAGCGAACACGCGAGCAAGGCGAATGGATCATTCAGCATGGAAGTCATGTTTTTCCAAGCATTGTCAGTCTTCTTGACGATGGCTATGTCATGGAAAAGCTTGAGTACATTGACTACTGGAATATTGACAACTCATTTGTTCACGTAGCTCTTCTTCGCCATGTGTGGTCGCAGCCCGCGGTGGTTCCGCCAACGACAAACACACATAATCTTCTTAAAGAAAAGATGCAAGCAACTATTGATCGTCATCTTTCTGGACTTATCAGTAGCACTGCAGCCGACGCTATCATTGCAGACGCAACAAAAGCGGCTGTAGGCGCGTACAGACTCAAGCATGCATTGACTCACGGGGATCCTACGGCAGAAAATGTCATGTTTCGTCTTGGCTATGGCAACGTGTTGATTGATCCAATCAGAGCAACTGAAGTCGTACCAGACTCTCCTGCTGTTGATGTTGGCAAAATGCTTCAAAGCGCCTATGGATGGGAGCACGCCAAGTACAACAATGGAATGCTTGCGTACAGCCACAATGACATTGCAGACATTGTAAATGATGAAGAGCTATTTGAGGTTGGAGAGGCATGGGCGGTTGTTCACGTAATGCGTGCAATTCCGTATGTCAAACGAAACATACCCGACTCGCTGCCTCGCGTAATTGAAGTACTACACAGAGCTATTGAAAGGAATTAAGTATGGCAACATGGTGTTCAGACATTGACGGAGTTCTCGTTGACTCTCGAAGCTTAGTCATCGAGTCTTACAAGTACGTTGGAATTGAAATGCCGATGCAAGCCTGGGGCCACCCGTGGCAGACATGGCTGCCTTCTGCGGTTGGGTCGCACGAAAAAGCTCGCAGGCTTCATGAAAAGAAGACAGAGGCGTACATCGAGGTACTTCGCGCAGGCGCGGCACTAAAGAATGCGCTTCCGTTTGCTGAAATTATGCGTGCGCTTGAGCACGATATGCGAGCTCGAGTTTTTTATGTCACTGGCGCTGCAAAAGCAACTGCAACTGTGATACTTCAAGAGCTTGGACTTAATGCTGACAATCTCGTAGCTGCAAGTGTTACAACTGACGCTCGCAAGGAAATACTTGAAAGCCTTGACTCGTCTGGTGTGTACATTGACGACAGAATTGAAGGAAAAGGTCCTGCAGAAGAAGCAGGCTGGGACTTCATCTGGGCAAAGCAGGACTGGCGTTGGAAGCAGTAATCCTTGCCGCAGGCCGTGGTCAGCGTATGGAAGGACTGGCAAAGCCGTTCTACAAGCCTCTGCTTGAGATCAATGGCATGCCTTTGGTTGCTTATGCTGTTGAATACGCCTCTGCTTCTGGAGTTGAGCGAGTAACTGTTGTTGCTTCTAGTGCAAACTACAACGACATTAGTGAAGCGCTTTCTTCGTATTCAAAATGGGTACGACTTGTTGTTCAAGAAGAACCAGCAGGGCCAGGACACGCGACAATGATCGGACTGTCTGACGCGGTTCACGATCAAACAATGCTGCTTATGAGCGACAATGTGATGGATCAAGACATTGTAGTTGACATGGCTTTTAACAGTAGAGTAAACCAGACCGACGCAATCGGAGTCCGAACAGTGACTCTTGAGCAGGCTTCTCGGTTTACAAGAATCCAGCACGCGCAAAACGACAACGAAAACTATAAGTTTGTTGAAGGAACAGCAGTCGGAATAGACGATATTTGGATTGATGGAAACGTAAAGGTATGGTGCGGTCCAGTAGTATTTCAAACAAGCAGAGCTTTTGACATACTGTCAAATGAATGGGCTAATCGCAAAGAGTCTTCTGAAATGAAAATTGGTCCATACCTAAATACAATTATGCGATGGCCAACGCATCTGTATGATGTCAAAGCTTTTGATGTCGGGATACCGTCTGCGTACATTGCAAGCAAGAACGGTGACCTAGTATGAAAGTGCTAATATGCGGAATGACTGCGTCGCAATCTTCACAGGCTTTAAGTCGGCGAAACTTTTCTTTTGCCGGTTCAATTGACTATGCTCTTACTAAAGACGGGCACGAGGTTGTTTGGGCAGACCCTAGCGTTTTGTGGACAAAAAAAGATTTTGACGAGTATGACGTAGTTCTTGCAGGCGTTGCACCGATGCTCAGTATGACTGCAAACAAGACATACGGAATTCTTGCGCTAATTGCCACACTGTATGGAAGTAAAAAGCTTAGACTATTTGTAGATGCGCCAGAGCCTACTAAGATCCATGCGAGCCTTAGGTCAATTGACAAAGAAAACTCGCGGTTGGTAAAGCAACTATACTCGTCAAGAAAAGAATTCAAAGAAGTCACGCAAAATAAAAAATCAAAAGACAAAGTGATCGCTGGAGCAAAAATATTGCTTTCTGAAAAATGGCCAAAAACTATCTACCCAAAGCTTCCAGTAGATCAGAGCGTGTCTGACTCTCCAGGTATTCCAGAGTCAATGAACAGTTCTTTCTCTGGCGTAAACCTTGATTCAATATTTATTGAAGACGGCATGGCACTAAAGAACAGGCAGAACTATTGGATTGTTGGAAACACGAAGGCTAAATGGTGCATTGACACTGCTGAACATTTAATGTACCCAACAGACGTAGCCAAAGAAAGCAGAACCTGGACAGACGAGCACGTTGTTGAAAAAGTGTCAAACTCACTTGGAGTGCTTATCGGTCCACACAATGATAAGTTGTTGTGGTGGTCTCCATTGTTTATTCAAGCAATGAACGCGCTTACTCCAATTGCAACAGAGTGGCGCATTAGCTCAACTATCGGTAAAGACTGGAATCATCTAGCGGCTGGAATAGAAGAAATGTCGGCGCTTGATAGATATGAAATTGCAGTTGCTCAGCGAGAGCAATATGTCAACGTGGTTCGCAACCCTGTACACGCAGTAAATCATCTAAAAGGAGAGATAGGAATCTAATGGGCATACTATTCAACGATTGGCTCAAGAAAACAAAAGAGCTTCAAGAAGAAGCGTACGGAGTCATTTATCATAAGTTTGAAGGCGATCAACCGTACAAGCTCAACAACATCATCGAGTACCTGCGCTGGAACATGCTTGCGATTGACGACGAGCTTGCGGAAGTTCGCAAGGAAATCTCATGGAAGCCTTGGCAACATGATGATCCATATGTAAACCGTGATGCAGTAGTCAAGGAATGCGTAGATATTCTTCACTTCGTTGCCAATATCATTTGTGCTGTAGGTGGAACTGACGAGCAACTTGATGAGTACTACGTCAACAAAATGGAAGTAAACAGACAGCGTCAACTTAAAGGATACAAGGTCAAAGCTGACGGCGTAAAGTGCAGCACATGCACTCGAGCTCTTGACGACTTTGACACTTCAACATGCCCGGAGGCGCAATGTCCTCAGAAGTAACTTGGAGTGAAGTATCGCTAAAAGATACAAACGTTGGCGACATTGTTCGCGTCAAACTAAACGCATACCAAGGTGTCGTTGGAGAAATACACAACGGACGCTTTTGCGAAGTACTTGCAGTTGGTGGAGGCGACGTGATTGTTCGCAGCATTGATGGCATACTTCCAGAATTACCAGAAACACATCACTCACCATACTCACTGGAGAAAAGAGCACTCGCATGAGAGCAGCAATTGAATTTGAAGTATTTGGATCAACGCTAGAAGAGATAAAAGAGCAGGCGTTGAGAAATTGGAAAGAATTTATGGAAAACGACGAAATTGAACTTCCGCATGATACCGAAATACACATTGAGCCATCGGCGTCAAATGACTATAAAGCAACAGTATATGTAAGAACAAAGGTAGAAAATGACGAAAGCTAAGAATGGAAGAACTCGCTGTTTGGACGAAGCAGCCACGATTATCACTGGCCAGCGCGATGCGCAGTACGGCGGTCCAGAAGAGAACTTTACAAGAATTGCCAAACTATGGTCAGTAATCTTTGGAATTGAAGTTACTCAAGAAGATGTTGCTATGGCGATGGTTGCTGTAAAAGTGGCCAGATACGCTTCTAAGTCTGGATTCCAACCAGATACCTGGGTAGATATCGCTGGCTACGCTGCCTGCGGGTACGAAGTAGGCGAAAAGTAAGTTACCACTTTTTCTGGCGTCACCGGATACAGTTGAATAAACGGCAACAACGGAGAACACATGTCAGAATTTACTTTTAACGACTGCAACGGCCTCGCTGGCTTTATGAGCCTTGGCTTTGTAAACAAGGGCATTGATATGAATGTCCGCACAGGAACTTTGAACTTTGGCAACCGTGTTGCTGAGCTAAACCGCAAGCATCTTGGCGACAACTGGTCTTCATTCTTTTCAGATGATCCAAATGAATGGCCAGACAACAAAGCCGACATCGTACTTGGCTGCCCTCCATGCTCTGGTTGGTCGGTGTGGTCTGGCCCTGCAAACCGCGGTCCTGACGCAAAGGCACACGAGCACACTCGCGCATTTATGAAGTACGCCGCGCGCATCAAGCCGAAGATGATTATCTTTGAATGCGTGCAACAGGCGCTTACTCAAGGGCGCGATGCAATGATTAAGTACCGCGACATGGTTGAAGAGCTTTCTGGAAAAGAATATGACCTGTACCATGTCAAGATGAACAACCTTCAGGTTGGTGGTTTTTCATACCGCATGCGTTACTTCTGGACTGCTGTTGAAAAAGGAATGCCATTCGGTGCAGAGGCAATTGCACCAGCAGAAATGCCAACAATGATGGACGTAATTGGTGACCTTGAGGATCTCGACATGTCATGGGATCCGCAGCCGTACAGAAAGGCTCCATCAAAGTTTGTTGAGCACCTTCGCAATGAAAGTGGCGTAGTTGACGGACACATCAACAAAACAAACCTTGAAGGACAGCGCATCAAAGAAATCTTTGACATTCTTGGAAACGATGGTTGGAAGCCAATGACTCCAGTAAGCAAGGCGCTTCGAGAAGCTGTCGCAAAGAACAACGACCAGTTTCCACAGGCTTGGCTTGCACAAGAAGAAAAGCTTCGTGCCAGTGACTTCAACATGGGATTTACGATGCCGTGCCGTTGGGATGGAAACTCGTGGGCGCACGTTATGACAGGCGGTGCACTTGATCACGTGATCCACCCAACACTCGAGCGTCGCATTACTCACCGCGAAGCTGCACGACTGCAGGGTCTTCCAGACGACTGGGAATTCGCTGCCGCAAAAGACTACTCGCCGTTGTCTGCAACTTGGGGCAAGGCAGTTGCAGTACAGGCCGCTGAATGGATTGCTGACGCTGCAAAGGCATCACTTGAAGGACAGCCAAATGGCCCGCAGGGCGAACTAATCGGCGACCGCGAGTGGTTAGTCAATACAGACAAAGGCTTTAGCCGCCAGGCAGTTAAGAAGAAGTACTACACAAAAGAAAGCTAGTACTTTGGTTGGTCACAAAAAATGGCCACTAATGATGTATAATGTAGCCAACGACAAAGGACGGCTACATGCAATCATTTCTTACAAACACCGAGTCATTCGAGCTTACGGCCCATCATCTCGACAATAAGCGACTGCATAAGCAGACGCTCGAGGCATGGCAGTGCCTTATGACAATGTGCAAGCTCGACCCGAACAACGAGCATCGCGAGCCTAAAGGCTGGACAAACCATCCAGTTGTCCGTATGTGGCGCGGCTACGAGACGCTATTTGTTTCGTACATCTCAGCGACATACTTTGAGTGGATCTCGCGCGGTTACAAGTCAACACTTCTTGATAAGACGTACCGCACCTACGACAAGGCTCTTGAGCTTGGTCGCATATCGTCAGAGCTAATTGTTCCACCATGGATGGCAGATGCAAAGTACTACGCAGATTTGTGCTCTACTCACCGCACCGCGCTGCTTTGCAAAAATTATGAGTGGTACAAGCAGTTTGGTTGGCCAGAGGACACTGGTGAGCAGCCACCAACCTACGACTACTTATGGCCTCATCAGGACGGCTACGCAAACTAATCTGAGACGCTTCTACATTCACTAGAAGCTCTTAAAAATGGTGTGATAGTCGTCTAAGCATCTATAAATTAGACGTGACCAGGAATCACTAGAATGCGAGATACAATGCTATACGCATGAAGGATTCAAGAAAAGGCGAGTGCCTATGGTCAGAATGGTCTGGAGAAGGCTACAGAACTTATAATAGTTCTACTGTCGTCTTTTACACAGAAGATCACGTTGACACTGAGCACGAGATAGTCAAACGAGCGCTCGCATCTGCAATTCAACGCGACGGAGTAGTTGATTCTCTTGGTGACGCTTTCAAAAAGATAGAAAATGCAAAGACAAGCTACGGTTACGCAGGTACGGTTGACGGTTCGCACGAAAAGTATGCGTGCAACGAAGATGGCGAAACACAGCTTGGTGACATTGTTGATTCAATTCACGAGGTTGTGTGGGTTGAAATTACGTGAAAAAGCCTGGAGGCTTGAGCGACGTGGCGTGGATGGACGATGCCGCATGCGCACAGCCAGAAAACGCACACATTAAGAAGTACTGGTTCTCAAAAGTTCCAAAAGAAAAGTACGCAGCTAAAAACTTATGCTACACATGTCCAGTAAGAAGTCAATGCCTTAAGTGGGCTCTTGAAAATAAACAAATACATGGCGTGTGGGGTGGAAAAGATGAAGGAGAACTTCGTCGTGCATTGTCCGTTTCATACACTGGCCAAGAAGTTAGACGTAAAAGATTTCCAAACTGCCCTCATTGCGGTGGTCGCCCTAATAAGCTTAGGGTAGTTGTTGCTGACTCACCAGAAGGCGGACGGTGGACAAAAATGAAGCTTGTAGTTTGTGATGAGTGCCAGTTCGTGTGGCGTAGCCGCACTAGCGCTAACGCCGTAACTGCGTACCACTCTGACCGTGAAACGCGTGATGAAAAGAAAAAGAACGAAAAAGAAAAAGCTAAAGAAAAGAAAGTAAAAAAGCTTAAGACTGCTTCACAGCCCAGCACCTAGTATCGGTGTCTTGGACGTTTACTTCGCCATCTGCGAATATCTGCAGGTACTGCGCTAATTCTGTTGCTGTAACATTCTTGTAGTATTCCCAACTACGAATTGGATTCTCATCTATAGCTGAGTGAGGTGGTCGTCCTTCTCCTGCCATCGTTGCAATGAAAAATCCACCGGGAACAAGGTGGTTGTACGCATTAGCAATGATTGACGGCCATACTGGAGTATGCTCAAATACCTCAGCACACACGATGATGTCAAACGGTGTATCGCTTCTAAACGCCACCCCGTCAACAACAATGTCTACACCAGGGCCTTCTTGAAGATCAATTCCAAGGTATGATCCACCTTCAGAAGTAAGTTCACTGAACATTGACTTAATGCTGCCATTAATGTCAAGACTTCCGATCTCAAGAACGTTGTTCCCAGTTTTCTTTATACTCTCTCGAGCCGCAATCTGACTAAGTGAATAGCCAAACCACTGAGTTACC